CAATCTGACAGTACGTCATATGTGCTCGCAATTTGCAGACACACTCTGTCCAGTCAATCATGCCGCGCCACCGAACAGATCGTATTGTGAGTTCTCGGCATCTTTTAGGTTACGCGCCGCCAACTTGAAGTAAGAGGGCTTGAGTTCTGATCCAATCGCCTTGCGCCCCATCTTCACTGCAACATACGCCTCCGACCCGATACCTAGAAACGGCGTGAACACCACATCGCCAGGTTTCGACCATAACTGCATGGCTCTTTCGATGACGTCGAGTTGTAACGGGCAGATATGCCGCTCGTCGTCGCTGTCACGCGCTGACGTGAACTGGAGCGTTCTGGTCTGGTTGATGTCCATCCAGATCGGAGACGCATACCTCTGCCACACGTCAATGACCGTTGCTGATCCATTTGGAATCTTTGCGATTGATCCGTCATCGCGTTTTGATTCGGTCTGATCCGGCAGGTTGTCATCACCAACGAAATAGTACAGCGGCCCATCCACCGGATCAGGGTTAACTCCCGGCTTTCTCATAACCACTAGGTAATCGGGGATGCCCTGGCGGCTGATCGTTGAGTCTTTTTGCAGTTGCTTGTGAAGCAGCCCGATAGCCTTGGTTCTCTGCATGGCAATAACCGGGTCTTTCCAGATACAAACCTCGGAGTGATAAATAAACCCCTTAGCCTGAAATGCCCGTATCAGATCGCCTCGAAAATCCTTAATCCCAATAAACCCGTCATTCTGCTTTGACGTGGGAAGATTCATGCAATGAACTGCCATGATCCGGCCAGGCTTTAGAACCCGGTAAAGCTCCGAGATCAAAAAGTCAAAGTGTGCAAAAAACTCCTCGTCACTCCGGCAGTTCCCCATGTCACGGTCAGAGTTTGAGTAAGTGTAAAGCGACGAAAACGGGGGAGAGTAAATAACAAACCCTACCGACTCATCAGGAAGCCCAGACGCGACCTCCACGCAGTCACCGTTGTATATCTGATAATTTTCCCCTGCGACTGAATCAATCACGCCAACCATTTTGGAATCTCCATCCTCACGATGTTTGTATATTCGCTTCTCTCAGCATTGGCTTTGCCAAACTGAAGAAGCGTCTTGTCTCGCATAACCTCGATCATCTCCCGCTTTAGCTGCTGGTTGATGAGCTCCTTATGCTTGATGTTTGCTACTACCCCGCCCTCAATATCTGCCGAAATTATGTGAACATGTACCGGCCTGGTCTGGCCAAAGCGCCAGCACCTACGAACAGCCTGATAAAATTGCTCCCACGAATCCGACAGCCCAACAAAAACCATCTGATTGCAGCTTTGCCAGTTCATGCCAAAGCCAGCAATCTTCGGCTTGGTCACTAGGCGCTGCACTTCGCCTTTTGCGAATCCAATCATCGCGTGTGCTTTGTGGTCTGGGTCATCAGACCCGCGAACCTCAACAGCCCCATGAATCAACTCAACCAACTGGTCAGCCTCGTCATTCAAGTGGCACCACACGACGCACTGATCATCGATTGCGTTTACTATCTCAGCAGCCAATGCCACGCGACCGACTACGGTTGTCTTTCGTGCCGCGTTTCTATCCTTCAGCCCTTGCGCAACAGGGGCAAACAGTCCGTCTTTGATTCCAGACTCGATGACGTGCTCGTGATACACAAGTTCAGGTAGGTGATGGCTTGAGTCCTCATGACCCAGGTCTGACGGCTTGGAGATAAACACGGCCCATGTGGATAACCATTCAAAAAACTTCTTTCTCCCGTGCCCCTTGAGACGCCATTTCGACGTATCAGAACCATCGTGGATAAAAAACATGGCCAGCATTTCGGTCTGGCTCATGATCCCCAGGAATTCAGCCTGAGTGCCTAGCTCTACAAAATCGTTAGGCGACGGCGTAGCTGTACAACTCAGCTTGTACGGTGTTTTTTTGAAGGCGTCAGTGATAAACCTACGCAGCTTCCCATCCATGCCTTTCAGAATCGAACTCTCGTCCAATGCAACTGCCGAATAGTCTTCTGGGTTTATCTTGTGTAGCTGCTCGTAGTTGGTCACATGGATCGTCGCGCCAGATCCAACACGCCCTGCCTTGATGCCAAACTTCTCTGCTTCGGTCAGAAACTGGAACGTTACCGCGAGAGGCGCAAGGATTAGCACGCGACGGCCTGTGTGCCTTGCTACCTGATCAGCCCAGGTCAGTTGCATCAGCGACTTCCCAAGCCCCGTATCTGCGAATATGGCTGCTTTGCCGCGACGGCAGGCCCACTTGATTATGTCCCGCTGATAGTCGAACAGCACCGAGTCAATGCTGCTTGGTATGGAAGCGTCAAAACCAGCCTCTTCGATTGTGAACCGCTTGCGGTTTAGGAATTCTGAGTAACTCAACATACAAACCCCCGATTGCTGCCGTTGTTCTTCGGCGCGTAAAAGTCTTGCCAACAGTTCTTGATGCTGTTGCTGATGATTTCCTGCTGTGAGTATCCCTGCATGACTAGCTTCTCCAGCTCATTCACCAGCAACTGCTTGGCTCTGTCGGTTGCCGGTTTCTTGATCTTCTTCCGCATGTCGATGAAGTCATCCCACAACTGCTGATCCAGCCACAGCGGCGGAACGAATGTGGAGCTGTCGCTTTTTGCTTTTGTCTTTTTCTTTTTTATAGGGATTAAGGATTCAGGATTCAGGATTAAGGATTCAGGATTCAGGGTGTTAAGGAACAGTTCTTTAACTGTTAAAACACCGTTGTCCAACAGTTGCTGTACTGTTATTTTTGATGCTTGACCGCTTATGTACCCGTTAATCTTACGTTGGTTAACTGTTAAAACGCCGTTAGAGTCTGGTAGTTCACTGTCTTTTTCTGTCCCGTGAGGTACTTGGTGCACAAGGAAGCTAAGCACCTGAATTACATTAAAATGTGCGACACAGTATGTTTTTATGAATCCGCTGTTTTCAAGCCTGGATAGCCCACAAGCAACGTCGTAATCATCACACGGGAACAGTTCCATTTTGATTCTCTTTGGTCTATTTTCTAACCGGCCTTCACGGTCGGCAAGGCACCACAGCCCAGCAAAAAGAAGCCGATCCATTGCGGGTAGCTCACACAAATTTTCGTTCTTAAAGAACCCAGGCTTTATGTTGCGGGCGCGCGCCATACTAAAAAAGCTCCGGCCTGATCAGTCTAGGGTTGAACCGCCCTTTCTTGTGCCGTTTTGCGTGGTCATCTAAGCGAGTCAGCGCCTCTAGGCTTGGTTTTGTCTTACCCTGCAGCCATTCCGTAACACAAGATTTTGACACCCTGGCAGCATTGGCCACCGCAATCTGCGTCTTGTATGCGTCAACAGCCCGCCTTATAGCCTGCTCAATAGATTCTGTGTTTGTCGTCATAGTCCTGCCTCGTGTTTACAATTCACACTGTAGCCGTTCGCGTTCGTCTAGTCAAACATAAAAAGTTCGGCAATTGTGTTGACGCGGTTCGGCGAGCATGACTATATTGATCTCATCACAACGACGCAAGAGGGCAGCGAGATGGAATACGAGGAAGATTACTATGACGAATCTCACCCCGCCGATTATGGTTATGGTGGTTTTGAAAACTGGGACGATTTCAACGACTACTGCGACGAGTTTGAGCAAGGTCTTGACTGGGAGTAAGTGAAACATGGCACGCGAAGTATTCCACCACGTCTATGTGAACTACGAAATCGATGATGTCGAGGTGATTCTCGGTGAGGATTACTTGGGCAATTTGTACTTTTATGACGCGAAAGTCGGCCCGTTTTCGATTTACACGACTCGTGAGCAGCGCGAAGACATGCTGAAGCTGGCCAAGGCTGATCTGGACAAAGAGCGTCAGGAAAACATCGATGACGCAATGGTGGACATGGCATTTGTGAGGGGGTTGGCATGAACGAATTTGAAAACAAAATGTACTCAGTCGAAATCGAGTACGGCGAAATCATGATGGCGTCCAAGATGCTTGGAAGCGCAATCAGCCAGAATGATCCATTCCGCGCCATGCAAGCACTGGCAGAGATTAACAAGGCGGTAATGAAGGCCATGCACGAAACGATCGATGCGCAGGCTGAGTACCTGAAGCCAATCAAGAAAGATGCTGAGAGGATTGCATGAGCAACGTTATCCAGTTTCCACCCATGGTGAAACAACAGGTGTTTTCAAAGCTTGCACAGGCAAAAGCATACGCTCAAGCCTTCATGCTTAACGACCAGTACGCAACTGCCAACATTGTTGACACTGATGATGGCCGCTACATCGTGACCGTGTTCCCGCATGACGATCTGATGGCGCAGGCTGTGAAGAATATGCGCAAGGAGTATGGGGTATGAACAACATGTTCGTGAATATTGCAGCAGCAGTGTGGGTTATCGGTGTGATGGGCATGGCAATTGCCGGTTTCGTGGCATGAACGGCTGGGATTTGCAGGCAGACAAAGCGGAATATTTCCAAACATTGGAGAACGTGGAAAATGAGTATTGCAACGATGATTTTAGGAGAATCGGGGACTGGCAAGAGTACGTCAATGCGGAATCTCAACCCGGACGAAACCTTGTTGATTCAAACGGTCAAGAAGCCACTTCCTTTCCGTTCATCAAACTGGAAGCGCTTCGACCCTAAGGAAAAGCTTGGCAACGTCTTCGTGACTGATCAGGTTGAGCATATCATGGCGCTGATGACGAGAACGCGACGCAAAGTGATTGTGATTGATGACTATCAATACATGATCGCCAACGAGTTCATGCGCCGAACCTCAGAGCGAGGCTACGACAAGTTCACGGAGATGGCGCTCCATGCCTGGCAGGTGGCAAAGCTTGCAAGCGAGCTGCCTGATGATGTGCGCGTGTACATCCTGTCCCACACTGACACAAAAGATGACGGCACCATCAAGGCTAAGACTATTGGCAAGCTGTTAGACGAGAAAATCACGCTTGAAGGCTTGTTTTCTATTGTATTGAGAACTGTGAAAAACGACGGAGGTTACTACTTCAGAACCAAGAACAGCGGAAGCGACACAGTAAAGACCCCTATTGGATTGTTTGAGTCAGAAACCATTGATAACGATCTGGCAGAAGTAGACAAGGCAATCTGTGAATATTACGAACTCAACTCAGTAAACGCAGCGTAAGGAAAACATCATGTACTCATTCACTCTGAACAAAGACGAAGCAATGGCAGGCTCTGGCGGCAGCGCACGCATCGACAGCACCGGCAAATATAAGGGCACCATCACTTTCGCCAAAATCTACACCGTTGATTCTGGCGCGGAATTTGTCCAGCTTGCATTTGAAACTGACGCAGGCCAGACCACCCGCCTCTCTCTGTGCACGAAGGGAAAGGACACCGAGAAAGGCAAGGCAACGTTCGGCACCAAGCGCCTTCAAGCCATCATGACTTGTGCGCAGGTCAAGGAGCTGAAAGCGGTTGAAAAGGAAGTTGAGGATTACGATTACGAACTGGGCAAGGTCGCCAAAGTAAAGCGCCACGTCTTCCCTGACCTCATGGGCAAGCGTATCGGCTTTCTTCTCGTGCGCCACGACAAAACATCGAACGGCGGAAAGGATTTCTTTGAGATGGAAATCGAAGCCCCGTTCAACTACGACACCGAGCAGACCGCGCTTGAAGTGTGGGAGAAAAAACAGCCTGAAGCCCTGCCAAAGATTATCGCCAACATGAAGGACAAGGATAGCCGGAAACAGGGTTACAGCTCAGGTCATGACGCCTATTCGGCATACGCTGCATCGAGCGCAATGCAGGCCCCGGCTGGCCTTAACGAAGATGATCTGCCGTTCTGAGGTGCGCCATGACTTCACTCTACGAAATCAGCACACAGTATCAGCAGGCGTTCTTAGCGCTTGCTGAGATCGAGGATGGCAATGAGCAATTGGTGGCTGACACGCTTGAGGGCATCGAAGGTGAGTTTTCGCTGAAGGCCACGAACGTGACAGCGTACCTACTTAACTTGGACGCTGAGGCCGAACTGATCAAGCAGGCTGAAGAACGCTGCAAAGCCCGCAGAAAGGCCATTGAGGCGCGTGCGGAATCATTGCGTGCGTATCTGCTACGGAACATGTCAGCGTGCGGCATAACCGAAATCAAGGCCACTGACGGCAGTTTTCGTGCACGCCTGATGGCTGGCCGTGAGTCTGTTGTGATTGATGATGATCAGCAGCTGCCGGGCGAATACTTACGCGTAAAGCATATTGTAGAGCCAGACAAAACGGCGATCCTGAGAGCGTTTAAATCTGGCGAACAAATACCTGGGGCGCATATTGAGCGCAAGCCATCGCTGAAGATTGACTAACACCCCGCCCGAGCAATCGGGCACAACAAACGCGAGGTGAATTTATGGGGCATGATGTAATTGGCTTTAAGCAAGCGCCGACAGAAGAAAACGAAAAGACAAACAACAGGATTGCATCGCTTAGACGCGGCGCATTTAATGAACTTGCAAGAGAAATATATCTAGCTCTTGAGTGCGTTGATATGGATTGTGGCGTATCTGGATGTGGTGGCTATTTGGAGTTTTCGCACGATCAGCTAAAAGCGGCTCACGATAGGCTTGCGGAACATTTGCAGCCAGAGCGTGATTTTTTGGCGGCGCTGATTGATTACACAAAAGATGGCAAGCCGTGCTTTATTGCGTTCTGGTAAACGCTGGCCCGGCGTAACGGGCACACTTTCGCATGTGC